TATTTACAGGTTGTCCTTGGGGTTGCATAGCTTGCATTGCTTGGGGTTGTTGTCCCATAAAATTAGGAACACCATATTCTTCTTGAATATTTGGTTGTTGTGCCAACCCCATTAAACCCTGTTGTGGCTGTGATGTCGCTTGATCGAATAAACCCATAACTCTCTCCTGTTAAAAGAAACCAAGTTATCGGTTTTACCCATTATACTTGATTTTCTTGAAAAACTATATAACTCCACCAGCTTCCATTACAAAATCGGTTGATGTCCAATGTACTTCTATACCTTGACTTGCAATACTTAGATTTAACCCTGCACAGTAACCTATACCTGTTACTCCTTGCCAATCTTTGTTAATTGTCAATGTTCCACCCCATGTTGCTTGATCCCATAACGCTGTATCCCATTTACCTATCGCATAAGCACCAGGGTTAAACTGTACTGCACCTAGATTATTCTGTTCTTGAAAATCAGTCGATACATTGCATAAAACAGTCGGTACACCATTATCTGTTAAGAGCATAGGTCTTACCATTGTGAATCTTTTTTGTTGCCCTCTAGTCTCAAAATAGCTATATGCTTGTTGAACTTGACCTACTATATTGTTGCCATCATCTGCAAATGTGTCCCAAAACTTACCTACATAACCATTGCCACCAAAATACATATCATTAGAACTCATTTGAAATGTATAAGCCTCTATACCTGTAAATTGTCCCCAAGACTTTGTAATTGTGTGCATGACATATTGTTGCATCCCTATATCTGTAGGAATGTTCAATATCAACATATTCTCACCAGCGTAATACGAAATCTGCCAATTAGGTAAAGTAGAAAAAGAACTCGCTGCTTGACTTACTGCATAATAAATTTTGTCTGTTAGATTCACTCTAGGGTCAAGTCTTGATGATTGTAAAGCACTAGCAAGAGGTACAAGTCCATCTTGAGTAAGTAATAAAACATCACCACCCCACTTGAAAAAGCATCTTCTAGTGAATGTTTGACCTAATTGCCATACTCCTTTTAATGCCCATGTCGCTGCATTACTAGGATCAGTACCTAAAAAAACGATTGTTTCACCATTAGATGTAACAAATACTGCGTAATCGTCTGCACCTTCGCCTGCGTCTATTGTCCATGTTGCCATTGCTTGTAAATAGCCACCATTTCTTGCAATACTACCAAAATCTAACTGGCTAGCTAGTCCACTTATGCTTTGAACAGGCATATACCAATTATTAAGCGTATCTTTTTGCGTAAAATACAGTCTGTTTTTAAAGAGATTAACTCCAATAAATGTATTTGAATTAACTCCTGTTATTCCTAAGACTGTGTATGTTCCTACTACTGTTGCAGAACCACCAGGGTTAGATGCCATCGTATAAGTAAATGTTGTTGCACCTGTTACTGTAATTCTAAAGTTTCCGTTATATGCACTTGCTGTTGCACCTGAAATTGTTACTTGATTACCTGTTATTAAACCATGAGCAGATGCAGTTGTTAAAGTAGCTGTAGTTGTTACATTCGTTATTGATGAAATAGTCTGTGCAGTCGATGTCGTAGCTATATATGACCAAAATGTTCCGTTATAGACTAAGACTGGGTCTGCACCATTACACGCAACTAGAAAACTACCACCTGAGTTAGTTAAAGATATAAACTGAAGTCTATTATTAGATAATCCTGTAAATACGCTTGTTGCTGTACTTGTTGATGCATCATAAATAACTGAAGTACCTACTGCAAACAGTTTATTACCTGTAGGACTTGAGTAATTCATCAAAGTATTTACATTACCTGTAATTCCTGTTGAATACTTACTGTAGCCTTTTCTAAAAGTAATGTCTGTAGGTGTAGGAAACCAATTATTCATCGTTACAGCATCAGTTGCTGCCATATTAGCTAATGAATCTCTTGCGTTCCACCCCCCAATCGGTGATGGAATACTAGCAGTCTTAGCCCTAAACTTTTGTGGAATCATGTTATAATACCAATATCATGTTATGGGGGATATTATGGAACAATGGAAGCCTGTTTTTGGTTTTGAATCTGTTTATGAAGTTTCTGATCATGGAAATGTCCGTTCTATTAAATCAGGACAACTTAAAAAAATTAGTGTTGAAAAACATACTAATCGTCATTTTGTTTGTTTGTCTAAAGATAATAAACAATACCTTAGAAGAATACACAAATTGGTTCTTGAGGCATTTGTTGGTCAATGTCCAAATGGTTTTGAATGTTGCCATAATGATGGAAACTCTGCAAATAATCATATTTCTAATTTGCGTTGGGATACTCATAAAAGCAATATGCTTGATCGTATTAAACATGGCACTAGCAATAGAGGAGAACGCTGTGGTAAATCTAAACTTACACTTGAACAAGTTAGACAAATAAGAGAAGATACTCGCCTTCAAAAAATCATAGCATTTGAATACAACATTGCACAAAGTATGATTAGCAGAATTAAAAGTAAAGTTAGATGGCAACATGATGTTTAACTCCCGTACCCAGTGTCCGGAATATTTGCATACCCTATCAATACCTTGCTTGGATAAGGTGCAAAACTCAATGTAGCACTACCCTTATCGTTTGCTTTAGCTACGCTTAGATACCTTTCGTAATCTTGTTGTAGGCTCGTAGTATCAAAGTTCTTAATTTGGAAAAACTTGAGTTTAGTAGCGAGAACCATGATTGTATCGTCAAGGAAAGTCGTGTCAGTATCAGCAGTAAAGCTGTTTTTAACAGTTCCAGTTGAACTTTCAGCCCACCCTTTTGATCTGTATTCATATCCTAGATACTCCTCTGTGTTCATTAATGGCCAAATATGAAAATACTCGCCATAGATTCGCCATCTTACTCGTGGGCCTGTTGAAATATACCCTGACTTTAGCCATTGCCATTGCTGTGCATCCTCTGGCCCGAGCATTTCCCAATGTTTGGTCTTGTCCCAATGAGTTCGATCTGTAATAGTCTCGTAATCACTTGGTAAATCGTATTCCATTTGACCAAATGTAAGTGCTATACCAACATTAGTTGCTTGTAATGGTTGATTAAGGGTAACAGTAGAACCAGCAACAGAAACAATCGAACAATCTTGTGGTATTCCTGTACCAGTTACTTGCCACTTTGTGCTTAAATTTGTCGTATTTGCTACATTTAACAGATTGTAAGAGCCATTTACACCATCGCCAGTTGTACTAATCGCTTGCGTATAGAAACGATATTCCTTTTGCAATGCTCGCCAATCGTATTCTTTAATCAGGTTATAACCAGCACGATTCATTAAAGCTAATAACTGAATTACATCTTGTTGGGTATTGCCTGCGACATAAGTTGGTGCAACTAGACCTAGTTCACTAGATGTTTGTTGCATGAGTTCGAGCATTGTCGATGACATATTATTCCTCTACTTTTGGTTTCCTACCTCTTTTTTGACCAACGGCTGCAAGTAGAGATGTCATTTGGGATTCAAACTTAGTTTGCATTTCCAACATCTTTGCATCTGTTTCTTGCCTTATTTTAGCATTTTCTTCTTTAAGTTTGTTTATTTCTTCTTCTCTTTGTGCTACATCTGCACCCTCTTTAGCCATTTTTAAGAAAGACCTAGCTTTATCTCTAAATGTATGTGGTGACATTCCTGCCAACATTCCTAGCTTTTGGATGCTTTGATCGGTTGCCATTGCAATAGACTCTACTGTATGAAACTTAATTCCTCGCAATTCTTCGGCTTGTGTTGAAGTAATCAAAGGCCATTCTTTTAATGATGTCCCTGAGTAACTTGCATCATCGCCTATGCGATTCATAAAATTAGCCCATTGTATTGGAAACCTATTTTTATCTGATTCGTACACTTGACGATCAATTTCTGATAGAGAATCGCCTGGTACTACTATCTTAATAAAGACCTTTTCTTCAAAGATTGGTCTACCTTCTTCTAATGTCCTATCAGCGTTTTGAACTTCTCGCTTCTCAAACTTAACTGCTAATCGTGAATCTGCGTTGTGAATATCTGAATCAATCATTTAAAACTCCCAAGTATTTAGGTTTTTAAAAAAGGTTGCCATCTCTGACAACCCTTCGACTTACTTAAACAGATGCTTTGCTAAACCAGCCATAGTCACCTGATGCCATAACAGTTGCTGGACTTGTATAAGTACCACCACTTGCTGTAGCCACAAAAGTTGATGCGTTTACTGTGCAAGTTGTTAGTGTTGCTGTAATAGCTGCACCAGCTTTTGCAAATACATAACGCAATCCATCTGAGCCAAATACTTGAGCACCTAACGGGCCTTGTGTTGGAATGTCTGTTCCATCACTAGATTCGTTGTAGGTTGATAGATTAGTTATATCAATCCCTGCTTGAGGGGTTATTGAATAAGCCATGATTTATTTCCTTTCTTAGGCAATTAACTTGCCCTGTAAAAATTGGTTAGAACAAGTAAGATTGCCAGCCCAGCCATACAACTTAACAATCGCATCCTGATTGATTGCTTGTCTTTCGCCACCGATAGGAACGAAATTGCGTTCTTTATGTGGGCGTAGGAAAAT